TGATCGTCCTGGTCTCCGCGCCCCATGCGACCCAGCTGCGCGAGCGTATCCGCGGCTACGAACCATCCATTGCCTTTGTGGACGAGCTCACGAGCTGCGACGATGTGGAATATCTCCGCGCGATCGCGGCGCAGGTCGGCCGCCGGATGTGGGTCGATGGTTACCAGCAATACATCGCGGCGTGCAATCCCGAGGGACCAAGCCACTGGGTGTATCAGGTCTGGTTCGAGGAAGCGTATGATGAGGAAACCGACACGTGGGATCCCGACTACCAGAACATCCACGTTCCGATTCTCGAAAACAAAAAACACTTACAGCCGGGCTACGTCGAAGGTCTCGAGAAACTGTATAAACGCGATCCAGTTGAGGCAGCGCGCATGCTGTACGGCCAGTGGATCGACCGGCCGAGCGGCGAAGCGATCTTCCGCGACGTCTGGAACATTCGCATCCACGTCAAGCCGTCGCCGGAAAAGATCGAGGAACGCATCCTTCCCAACCCGAAGTATCCGGTGATCGTTGGCGCCGATCCGGGATCGACCCACAACGCTTTTATTTGGATGCAGCGCCTGCCGATCGGCGACCGCATGCAGTGGGTGATCTTTGATGAGATGATCTACATCAAGCGCCGGCTGCGCTATGACGTCCTGATGCCCGCCGTGGTTCGCCGTTGGAATCTTTGGAACAAGGTGGTCTTCGGGCCCGGCAATCCCGGCCAGCTCAAGGTGTCGTGGATCTCCGACTCGTCGGCATTTAATCAATTCCGCGCCGCCGGCGGATCGTTCGACGTCCTCGAGCTAGAACGTGCGGCCGCGATCGAATGCCTCCGCCTCGGCCTGCCGCGAGTCCGGTTCCGCCAGGCGCCAAAGTTCAAGGGCTCAGTGCAGGCCCGGGTTAAGATCGCGATGGATATCATGGCGACGCCTGAGCTGATCGTTTCATCAGCATGCACCAAAATGCGGAAAGCGTTCGAGCTATTAGAGTCGGAACCGATGAAGCCCGGCGAGCCGTATGATCCGGACCAAGGCCTGACGCCGCGCCGCTCCCCTCATCTGCACCCCTTCGATGCTTGCACCTATCCCTGGCTCACCGCCGCGGTCCAGCCCGGCCTGCTTGCTCCGGTCGACGAAGCCAGCAGTCAGGAGATGTTCGCCGTAGGTTCTTGACTCATTGTTACCTACGGTCATAGGTATATTTAACCCTTACCAACATGTCCCAACGCTTGACGATTGATCTAAATCAAAATCCTGAGGTTAAGAATCTGGTGTCTGACATGGAGGTCAGCGACCGGGTAAAACTGGAGACGACGATCGTTTCCAAAGACGACCAGACGCTGGTCGTTGAGCTGGAGGAAGCCAGTGAAGGTTCCGAGCCAGAGGCTAATGAGACAACCGAAACCGAGCCAGTGCCCGGCGACGAAGTTGATTCCCCCGCCATGGCTGTCGCCACCGGCAAAGTGAAAGTGTGACGGACTTCGCGCCATTCGTCGCGAACCCGGTTTCGAAACACAAGACCGCGGCAAGCCTCCGAATCGAACTTCACTATGCCAAGCTCGGGATCATCGCACGTTGGGATTGGGAGCGCTACACCAGGCTCGCCGCATTCCTCGACCTCACGGTGTACGAATTGGCGTCGCATATCTGCTGGGCACACAAGGCCGTCGACGTCGCCCGGCAGGCAAACCGGTTCCCGGGTCCAGTGTGTCTCCTGCTCACCCTGCTCGAAGCGCAGGCAATGCACAAATTCTCCGACGACATCGTAGCGGATCCGTTCAATCATGGTCCACCGAAAGATCTTTGAGAAGACAGGCTGTACACCGGAACGGTTGCGCACCATCTTCACGTGCAAGGACGCAACCCACGCTGACCACAAGATCCGCAAAAAATTCGAGGAGCGGATTCAGGACCGGATTCACGTAGGTGCTGCGCATACCATGCAGTTTGCCCCCAAGTGGCAGGCGGTGGACATGGCATGGGACTCGACTCCGATTCTGGACGAGACCGTGCCGCTAATGCTTTGGGCGCAGGGCAAGATCAAAGATGAGGACTGCATCAAGAGTCTCACGAAACTGGGTTGTGCGGATAAATACTGCACGAAGGAACCCGTGCTCGGCGCCGACGGTATAGCGGTTCCGGGTAGGTTCACGCCCAAGCCGAGCATCCCTCGCTTGTTCGAGGTGTCGGTCAATTTGATCCGATCGTACTGCACGCGAGGCATGGCTTCGCAGTCGTCCCGGTTCTCCAACCTCTGGCCCTATTTCAAGTTCGAGCCACGGGGTACCGATGAAGTCGCGCGTTGCCGCGGTGATGCACTGAGCCAGCGCGTCGACGCGATGTCCGATGCCTACAACTACCGGCATCTGTGCCCGCAGGGTTACCTGCAGATGTTTCTTTATGCCCGAAGCATCATGTTCGTGCGCGGTGCTTGGGACTACCAGGTCGGCTGGCGCCCGGAAGACGCAAAGGTCAAGAACATCGAAGACCTTGTGATGGAGAGTTACTGCGAGCGCGAGGGCGTGGACTTTGTCATCCCGCATCCATCGCGGGTCTATTGGGACATTGGTTCCCCGCTGCCGAATATCAATACGGACAACGGTCCGCAGTATATCGGCTATTGGGATATGGTCCCTTTCCGCACACTGACAGAGAAAGGCGACTATTTTAATACGGATCAGGTCAGCATCACGGATGGTTTTACCGCACTGATCGACAAGTACGCCACCTACTTTGGTTATTACTTCGATCCGTGCGTGATGAAGTTCCCGGAGTTTAAGCACGATCCTTCGGCGCGAAACGATCGGTGCAACAATGTCGGCCGGTACGCGGGTACGGAAAACGACAAGGGCTGCCTGCTGGTCCAGCATTTCGAGAAGATCAATCCGAAGCGCGAAGGAATCGGCGAATTGAATGTGGATGTGTGGATGCGGCTGGTGGTCGCCGGCGACAGCACCATAGTCGCGGCCGAGTTCCTTCCGTCACGTCCGGCGTGCTACGGCGGCATCAACGAGAATGATAACCGCCTTTTGAATCAGTCCCGGGCGATGGAGCTGATGGCCTACCAGGATCAGATGACGAATCTGTGGAGCCAGATGCTCTACAATATCCGCGCTGGCATGGTGCAGATTTGGTGCGTCGACAAAAACCTCATGGATAAACCCATGCAGGATTACATCAAAAAGATCCTCGAAGGTGGGAGTTATTACTCCACCCCCCACGCCTTTTTCTACGACAGCTCGAAGCTAGGTGAAGCAGGGTTCAATAGCCCGGCAACCAATCCGCGCGCCGTCCTGCAGATTGTTCAGGCGCAGGTGCAGACCACGATCGAAACGTCCATGAAGGCGATCGCCGAGCTATTGAATCTCGTGGAACGCCTGATGGTTATTTCCCCGAACGAACTCGGTCAGCCAAATCCACGTGAAGTGTCCGCGCGGGAAACCACCGAGATAGCCACGTCAGTCAATGCCATCTCCTCGTTCACGTCCGATGGCATCGATGAGCAGCGCGCCGCGATGAAGCGGATCATCTACGAATCACTGCTGTGTAACAGCAAACATTCCTTCCGCGTGCCGGTGATCAATCGCTACACGGCGGCAACGATCAAGGCCGCTGGCTTCGAACTCTCGGACAGCAGCACCTACGGGGACAGCGACATCGTGCCGTTGAAGACGACGATCGAAGGCAGTCCGGCCGATCTCGCCTACGAATACTACTTTGATTCCCGCGACGGTGCCGACCGCCCTGTCAACGGTCAGGCCGCGCAAGCGCTCGGTAACGTGGTCGCGCAGTTCATGCAGATCCCTGCCCTCGCCCAAGCGATCGGCAAACGCCGCCTGTTCGAGTGGGCGAACGAAGTCACCCGCCTGTCCGGCGCGGCCTTCGACCTCAAGCTCGATGACGGCGAAGATGATTCCATCGACGGTGGAACCCCCGAGCTCGTCGACCGCGTGGGCAAGATCGAGGAGATCCTGGCCAAGGTCATGGAGCTGCTCTCGCCGAAAACGATGGGACAGCCCGGTGCCCTGCCGCCAGCCGGTGGCGCAGTCCAGGGCGGACCGCCAGTCGCTGCTCCCGCTCCCGCTGCAATCGGGCTGGGCGACGGACAATAATTTCTCGCCATGTCAACCACACCGAATCCAACCCCCGTGGACGGCACACCGCCGACCACTCCGCCTCCTCCATCTCCAGCCACCAAAGACGATCAATTGGATCCTGCCATGCAGGCCTTGTTCGGTGTGGTCGCTGAGTCCGCTCCAAACACCGCGCCCCCAGTCACCCCGCCGAAGAAAAAAGAAGACTCCATCGGCCGCGGAATTGAAGACGCCATCCGCGATGATGGCGCACCGGCTACGCCTGATCCGAAAGATGCAAAGGACCCCAAGGTTACCCCGCCGCCGGCGCCGCCAGAACCTGTAGTCCCGCCCGTGAAGCAGATCCGGGTTCGGCCCAAGAAGGAACCGGTCCCGGCCCCGGCAGCTGCAGTTGTCCCGCCAGTCACTCCTCCGCCGTCATCAAAATCCAAAGAAGAGGAAGAGGTCGAAAGCCTGCTGGAAGAGGAGCGCGATCAGCTCGAGCTCGCCCGGTACGCCGAAACCAAGGATCCGGCGAAGTACAAGGACCTCGGATCCAAGACGCTCAAATTCCTGACGGGGCACGCGAAGTATTTGGAGGAAGCCCGCAAGAAGGATCCGGACGTTGTGTTCGATGAGAGCAACGACGCCTACCAAAAATGGCTGAAGGACAACAAACCCAACCTGTCCCAGCGCGAGGTACTGCAATTGGAGCGCGCCAGAATCAAAGATGAAGTGCAGGCGTCCAACCTGACTGAGATCAATCAGGTCCGGGAAGAGATCTTCCGTTCGACCGAGGCTCCTAAACTGAAGCTGCAGGCCGACAATGTTTTC